AACTTAGGCATGTCACGTCAGAATTGTATTGGTTGGTTTGAAAAATATTTTGCAGGGCGTGTTTTAGCAAAGTCCGCATGTATTGGATGCCCGTTTCATAACACCTTTGAATGGCGCGATATGAAGATCAATGACCCAACATCCTTTGCGGACGCCGTAGAGTTTGATGAGGGCATCCGCTACCCCGAAAATAACGAGGACATTCGGCAGTTTTTACATGCTGAACGGAAGCCGTTGGCCGAAGTAGATCTTCAAAACTTGGAAGACAAAGGGCAACTGAACATGTTCAACAATGAATGCGAAGGCATGTGCGGCGTATGAGCCTACCCCCGGCAGACTGCCCGTGGTGCGGCGAACATTGCACGCAATGGAACTATGTGCGTGGTCATTATGAATGCCCGCGCTGCAAGAGATCTGTCGCAGATTGTTGCGACGGTGAGCAAGAGACGGCACATGACGAATGACCCCTCGTTTGTTCTGCTCATAGCCGCTATTGCGGCTGGGGTAGTTGTTGTCTCTTCAATGGTAGTCGGGGTCGATTTCTTCTCCATCGCCGACCCCGGCTACTTTTTTGAGGATTGAAATGCAATTAAAAAACAGACGCCCGTGCGTAACTACGCGCACGGAAAATTTTCATTTTTCAATTTCTTTTGACCCCGACACAGGACAGCCCGTAGAGTTTTTTATAACAGGAAGAGGCAAGGTTGGGCAGCAGCTTGACCTTGAACTTTATGACCTAAGTGTGGCCGCATCAAAGCTGATGCAGGGGAAATGATTTACATAAAATACTGTAGGTCACGATAAAATTTGCAAATCATTTACAAAATATCTGTCATTAGGGGTATACTAGGACTAACTACAGTGGTACTAAGGCATTGAGAAGACTGTAAGTTCTTGATTCCGTTGGACCTCAGAACACACTCATAACCTGAAGGTCGTAGGTTCAAATCCTACCCCCGCAACCAATGATATCAATAACTTAGCCGTCTTCTCCCTGAAGGCGGCTTTGTTGCATTTGCAATTTATTTACAAAAATGCCCGGATGTCCGGGTAAGGCTGTGACCTTCAGTGCAATATCCTGTTGATATTTGTTGTGACATAAGTTATATCGGATATCACATAAAGGACGGAGGGCATTATGCCAACAGTAACAAAGAAACAGGGCGTGCGTCCTGTAATACCCAACAAAAAGTATATGATTGATTTGCGCGGCAAGGGCGCTGATGTTGAACAGGAAACATTCCACGGCACGTTTAAACAGGCGCAGGATTACAGAGAAAAAAGATTGGTGGAGTTGCGAGAACCAAAAAAACGCAAAGCAAACGAAGCACCCGACACGGTGTTTGATGCGTGCCAATTATTCTTGGCTGTGCAGGAAGCACGGATTGAGGAAGGTGAGATTGGTAGGGGGGAGTTCGTCAACAAGACGCGACACCTGAACCAGATGTGCGGCGTTCGTATCGGCAACAAGACTGTCGGTAGCTTGACCCTGGACGACGTGACGTATGAAATCTTGAACGAGAATGTCAAAAAATCATTGGGGAAAAATCGCGCTAAGAAGACAGTGCGGCGTGCCTTCGTCACCATCAAGCAGATGATGAAGTGGTGCGAGGATAAGGGATGGTTTGATAAATCCCCAGCCGCTGCAATTAAGATTTCTTTGAAGGGTGAGAAGCGCCAAGAGTTACGCCGCATTAGCCCAAATGAAATGCGTAGCGTTATTGAAGCGGCGCCAGAGAAGTACCGTAAGGTAATCCAGTTTGCTGCCTACACTGGGCTGCGTGCTGGAGAACAACGGGCGCTAACGTGGGACGATGTGGATTTGGACATGGGGTATGTTCATGTCCGATCAGCTATCAAATGGGATGGTGAACTTGGGGCGCCTAAGACTGATAAAAGTGAGCGGTCTGTGCCATTGCCTGGGACGGTCATACAGATGCTGCGCGAATGGAAAATGCGTCAGCCTCTAAAAGAGCGCACCAACAACCTCGTCTTTCCTACAAGCATGGGATACTACGCCGACCACTGCAACTGGCGTAACCGTGGGCTGCAAGCTACATGCTTACAGTTGGGGTTGGACAAGATGACATGGCACGATCTGCGCCACTTCTACGCCAGTGTTTTAATTTTTGATGCAGAGGTATCTGACCCGCAAGTGGCAGCGTTTCTTGGCCACAGTGATCTCGGGTTTACGTATAAAGAATATGCCCGCTACTTTGCAGACCGAGACCGTGACGTTGTCATTGGCAAGTCATTAGATCGTGTGTTCAAAGCTAGTGGTCAGTGATTGATACGTTGCCGTCCTCGTCTACATACGCAATCTTTACACCAAGATCGCGCTGTATTTTTTTACGCACACGATAGATACGGTGTTGTTTAGTTCTGCCAGGGTTGGCGCGTTGCGCGTCCGCCTTGGCATCGAACAATTGTATTTCACCCTGTTTATTAACAGCAATGAGATCAATGGGACCATCGTGATTTATAAGTGGGCTAAACACCCAGTAATCGTTATCGATTAAATAGGCAGCTAATCTAGCTTCAGCAGCGGCGCCTTTGAAAATACTTTTAACGCTCACAAAACAATGCTCGTTCTGCTGCACGGCGACGTATTAGCCCCGGCAACCGGCGACCACGCGCCAAGGTCCACTTTGGGAACTCGTCTGCTGCCCTTTCAAATGCGCCCCTGTTTAAACAGGATCTCAAAGTGCTGGCTTTGAAGTTTCCGGTGCCACAGTTGTAGGCGAAGGACGTAATAGCAGCCCATTGATTTTCGTGAAGATCAACGCCCACCAATCGTAAAAGTCTGCGCTCAGTCTTTTGGATGTCACGAAGAAAAAGTTCGTCTGCTTCTTCCATAGTAATAGGCCGATGATCAGCAGTAACACGGAGACCATCAAGACCATAGATGCTGCCAAAACCCAAAGTCCAAATACCCACGGGATCACGACAACACTCCAACAATGGGGTAGAAGTGTCTCCGTCGTGAACACCTTCAAACGATTTGATAAGTTTGATGCCAGCTTCATTGCAGATTACTTCGTCCATTTGCTTGTAAGCCGTTGGCCAAACCAGAACATAATGATGGTGCTGAACGTAGCATCTAACGCACCACCGGCAACGATTAGCCCGTATTGATCTGGCGTAATCCACTGCATAAACACAGCAACGTGAACCAATAAGAACAGGAAAAACACAAGGTAGGTGATTGTCGGCCTAACACTCGCCGCATAGTTTACTGTCCACTTACTGGCGTTTTGCATCTCAGCTTGCGCGGTCGTCTGCACCGCAATGTTTTGTTCACTGACGCCAGAGATGATGGCTTCGTCTCGCTTGTCCGCTGCCATTTGCGCTTGCATGGCAAGCTCATGTTCTTTGTCGCGTGCGTCCTGCTTGCTGTCCATGAATTGTTTAAACATGCCCGGACCAACACTGGTCACAAGACCTAGCACGCTGCCTACGATTGAAAGCATCGTGTCCTCCTACTTTTCTACGTTGGGATGTTTGGAATTGTGAATGTGCTGGAGATGCGACACTTGATCTTGCAGCACCTTCAATTCAGCTTGGATTGTTGCCAATTCGCGGTTACGAATTTCCAAACTTTTAACGCTATTAATTTCTTTCAACACCGCGATTTGAGATGAGAAGACTGCCCTCTGGCTTTCAGCGTCGTCCAGCCGCGCATCGAATGATGACTTGAATTTATCAAAGGCTTTGTGGAAGCCTTCCAAGTCTTCCATCACGCGGGAAAGATTGTTCCGCACGATGGCGTAACCGCTGGCAATCGTTGCCAACATGATGAGACCTTGGATCGCGTGAGTGGCAGTTAGCTCCATTTACTGCATTTCCTTTAGGTACACTAAAAGATAAATTCCACCCCCTATAAACGCGATCACAGTAATAGCCTTCACTGTCTCCAGAGCTATTCTTTTCCAAAAGGATTTTTCAGCTTCAGCTTTTCGCTGTTGCTCTGCTATTTTTTCACGATGTTTTTTGTGCTTCTCAGCAATGCGCTTGCTGCGTTCAATCTCAATTTTTTTAAACGTCCCCTTGCCCCACTTGTTATCAATTTCACGTTCGAGGGATTTTAGGTTCCGGGCAATCTGTTCCTTTTCTAAAACATCAGCGGCAACTGAACCGAGGGAAGTTTCGTCGTCGAAGGCTTCGTCACCTTCCTTTGCACGGATGTTAATTACTTGCTGCGTGCGTGATTTTGGCTTTCCCTTTTCGGCCTTTTGTTCTTCTTCTTGCGCCTTAAATAATTGGTCTAAGCCTTGCGCTATGTCTTTTACGCCCTTGGCAGATTTTACGAGCGTCCTCGTCGTGGCTATGGCAGCAGCAATTGTTACTGGGTCCATCAGTCGCGTCCCATCCATTTCTTGACAGTCGCACTTTCCCAAATGCGGATGCTTAACCAAACAATTGTGAACAACGCCGCAACGTCGGGCAGCAAAGAAAACCAACTACCCAAGCCACCAGCAACGGCGGCAACGTCTACGGCGTTTTTCAATTCCATTAGATTTTCTCGCCTCGTTCTATCGGTTTTATAAGTTGGAAATCGTCTCCACTTGCAAACGGGCAAACCATGCCATCCGGCTTTCGCACAATCATCATTGTCCAAGTTTTAGTTTTTGGATTAGCCATCAAAATCATTTTGTGGCCGTCACTGCCAAGTTCCGCACGTGCCACCTCTTCCTCACCAAATTTTTGGTGAAAATTCATCAAACCATGCCGGTCAAAGCACACCATTGCCTGTGCGCTAGGCATAAAAAAAGCCGCTATAAAAGCGGCTGTGGTAACGGCAAGAAAGCCGGTTATGATGGCTCGGAAGGCCATGTAATGTCACCCTGAACCGTTGTATCATTATATGACGCTGGCAAGTCGCGCAGTTGTTGGCGATACGTTTGCCAAGAACTAGACAAGGTTAAATCCGACCCTGCCCTCCAATCTGTTTCTGCCAGTTTTTGATCACGCTTTAATCTCAACCCGGCCCATGCCCTTGCGGCGGCACCGTCTGCCCAGGCCTGTTCCTCGGCTTCTCGCACTGCCTGTTCTTCGTCAGTTAGATTGACTGCAACGCCATTAACCCGTTTGGTGTAGATTGCCATCTTTCTTTCCTATGTGTGTTTGATGCCGAATACCGACATTTTACCGGACACAATCGATCCGCTGGAAAATTTAAAAAGTATTCTGTCCACGACAATCTGGCTCAGTCGGCTACCATTAATCAAAGCCATTCGTGGGTGTGGTTGCGCGGTCCGGTAATGTCCAGTGCCATGTATGTTTGGGAACATGGCCGTTGAACCCACATGTAATGTGAGCATAGCACCCCAACCCTCACCTGCGGCATTTCCCACGCGGTCAGTTGAGGCGTCCTGGCCTATCAAATCGATTGTTGCTGAACCCGTGGAACCTTGGCGCGTTATAGTCGAACCGTCTCCGCTGTCGTATTGGAGTGTTGCGAAAGAATAATCACTACCACCACTATCAATTCCAGAGCTATCCCCAAATTGTATTTGCGGTGTTACGTCGTCGGTAGCCGGGTGCATACCAGAAAAAATAACTCCAAAAGTGTGATATGTGCTGGCATCCAACCCGGTCTGAGTTAGGCTGGCATCACTGCTAGCCTCTTGTGATCCGATTAACGTCCACGCCCCGCCGCTTCCGGCTAAATCCAAAATACCCTGTACGGTGTCGCGTTTCGTGTTGCCGCTGTCCGATACATCGCCCAGCAAAATCGAGTCACCCGCTGCAACCGTGACCTCAGTAAAATCTGCAACCAGTGCATCTTTTAATTTAGTCTCATCAACCGCGTTGTTGGCAATCATGGCGGTGGCTACAGTGCCATATGAAACGTCCGTGCCGTCGCTCTGTAGTACCGTGTTAGCTGACCCAACTGCCAGCCGCGCTGTCGCATTGCTGCTGTCTCTGACGATGATGTCGCCGCGTGTCGTCATCGGATCAGACAAAGAGCCAGCGTTGCCGGATCGCGTAAATTCAATCGCCACGGCATCGGTGTCAGCGAAACTACCGTTGCTGTCCACATGCGTAACCGCCAGTTTTACATAACCACTGGCGTCAGTAGATGCGCCTGACAATTTGTAGATCGCGTAATTTGCAGGGGCTGACTTCTTAGTAACCCGCACCTGACCACGGTCAGCCGTGTTAGTGCTGTCGTCCCATGACAAAATGTATGCTGATACATCCGCACTATTAGCGTCAGCATCGTCTATGTAGATTGCGGTTACGCTGCCTAGTGTGCCGTTGTTTAAACGGATGACGCCTGTTCCGGGGTCTGCGTCCGATGTGGTGGTGCTAAATGTGTAATCCAACCCAGCATAGTCGCTGTCGCCAGATGGCGAAAACGCAATGCTAATCTCCGCACTGTTGGACATAGACGTTGAACCAGCTACATATGACACCGGGACTTTTGTATAGCCGCTTGCATCCGTGACCGCGCCCGTGACCTTAAAAATAACCATTGGTGATGCAGGGTTGGGATTACCAGCAATTGTAATGTAACCCTTGGTGCTACCAGACGTAGCGTCATCCCATGACTGAACCCATGCGCTAATGTCTGTGGTGCCGTCGCTATCGTCCACATACATAATCGTAGCTGAGTTTAAGCTGGTGTTGTTAAGCCTGATAAACCCAGCGCCAGGATCGCTGTCCGTTGTCGTTGTCGAGTATTGCATCGACACGCCGCCCATCATGCCCGTTTGACCAACAGGAATACCCAACGCTAAGGCACCAGTTGATGCTGTGAATGATGCAGTGGCTGTGCCGGGCGCACCGGAAGACGTGGCAACATTTGATACGGTGACGCTGCTCACGCGGCCAGTTGTATTCTCTAAAGCATCTGCGTCTGAGTTCCACCCCAGCAATTTAGATGCACTTGGCTCTGGAAGTTTGGAAGACGCGCCGCCTGTGTAGGTGTCTGGGAACGATACAGACTTATCAATATCCGACTGCTGCTCTTGCGCTACCATCATGGAACGGTCTAGCGCAGTTTCATGCGTCTCAGCCGGGAAGGGATCGTTGGCCACGTAATCGGTTGTTTGCGTTTGCGTGGTCTTACGTCGAATGTGCCATTGCACCGTATCCGCTGGTGCTGACCCTGCGACCACAGCGCCGGTAGATCCGTTACCACCCGTTACAGTGTAGTGGGTGCTGTAAGACTTGGTCGCTTCTGCCCCTGTCGCAATCGTCCGTTCGATCACTTCAAGTTCGGCACTGGCGCCTGTTCCTTGAAACGGGAACGACACGGCAAAAGACGTAGTTGATCCGTTCCCCGTGTAGGACACGGAGGTTGTGGTAGAGCTAACTGTCATGGTGCTTTCCTAGTTAACGGCTTCAGTTGGCCTTATGTAGAAATCTTGTCCGGTTTCTTCGTGTACGCGCTTTTCAAAATTGCGGGCAAACCCTGGCTTTATGTATTCGGCCATTTGCCACCACAGCATGTAATCCAATGCTGTGCGGGCGTACCAAATATTAGCGCCGGGGATCATTGACTTGGCTGTGCGGAATGTTTTGTAGGTCAACCTGTCAGTATCGCCTTCAATTAAATCGTTAATAGAACGAGTTGTCCTTAAAACTGTTCCTAAAATTGGCCCTCCAACAGCTTCTGCAAATCCAACATTTAAACGCTGTTCACCGCCTATCGCTCCAATGACTAGATCACCATAGAACCCAGCACCACCAGCAGTCATAAACGCATCAAAAAATGCCTTCATGCTTGGCTCCCTAGGCTCCTTACCAGCAGCAAGATCCTTTGCCAGATTTGCAATATACCCGTACACAGTCATGCTTAGAATTAGATGGAGGCCGTATCCTACCTTGCTACCTTCGTTTTTAAATGCCCTAGAAATAATTTCTTGAGTGTATGCAATGCTGAATGATTTTAGATGGAAAAACAGCATTGAAATTTCCGTCATTGGTTCACCGCGTTTACCGGCGCCCCTTATCAATGCGTTCGTTCTAGCCCCTGGTGTAAGCACGGCGCTGTCGGCAAAGCCGCCGAAAAACTCTTTCATCTTCAACGCAAAATCTGCGTCTAATATATAATCAACATCTATATATGTTTTGCCTTCAACGTCGCGCACGGCGTTTTTTAACGTTGCCCAATTATCTGGTGTAATTCCGTAAGCAGACATTTCTGCCCTAAGTTGTGGGTGTATGGCGTCAAAAGATTTGCCCACTTGTTTAGATATGTAGTTAGCAAGAGTTAATGTCGCGGCTGTCTTCATGCTGTCGTTAAGCCAATTCATGCCGGTAACACGCATCACCACACTAATGAGGTTTGAACCTTGCCCATTGATGCCGTCATTACCCAGCCAGCGAGATTGTACGCCAGAAATCAGGCTGTCCATTCCTATGGCCATGCTGTCCGCAACGTCTCGCGTTTCGCCTTTACCTCTGCCACGGACAAGAACAGACAAGACAGAAGCGTGTGCTTCTAAAAATGGAACGCCTACATCTGCTAATCTTGTTGCTGTTGTCCCTGCGTCTGAAATTGACGTAAGCACAGTGCCGCCTAGCAATGCACTACTGGATAAATTTTTTCCCCAATTTGTTGCTCTTGCTAAAAACCACCCTGTTGCTTTGTACGGTGGCAAGATCGACGCAGCGCCTGTCACCTCTTCATACATGCGTTCGATGTATTTTGGATTAATCTTATTTGCTATTTCCTGATTGTTACGCAATTTACTCCGCGCCCGGTCTATGACTTCATCTAACATAGATTGTGGGTTCGGCCCCAAGTGCATCATCGCCGCAACGCTGCGCGACATCATGTCTACGCCACCAAAAAAACTAGTTCCTACATCCGGTAACCCGTATTGTTTCATGTAAGACCATGCGCTTTGGCCATCTTTAAAATGCAATGATCTGTGATGGCCTAGTTGCTTGGCCATGTTACCTGGACCTTTAAAGCCAGGAGGCGCAGATAAATCTTTTACAATGTCGTCACGGCGCCCGCTAATTATTGTCGCCCATGATTTTTCAAGATGCTCCACCTTTTGTGCATCTGTCATCTTTCGCCCAAAAGTTCGCTCTTCGTCAAGAAACGGCAAGATGTCTTTAATCCACTGGTCCCTGCCAGCCCTATGAACCTTCAAACTGTCATGAGATTGCTTCACTAAATAACCGGGTATCTTGGCAATGTCGGCGCCGTGTTTGTTAGCCGACTTCCTTAAAAACTCGTTCGCATCCTCCATTGCTTCTGCGATAACTTTAGCGGTTCTATTGCCTGTACTTCCCGGCTCATAACTTTCACGCATAAGCAACTCACCGTTTTCCGCGTTACGCAGAAACGCCATTCCTTCAGCCCGTGGCACACCGTTAGCCTCTATATTGCGAGCGAACATAACTTGAGCTTGTCGTTCAAGCGCACGGAATGTGCTTTCAACAGATCTTTTGTATGGGCTGTTGCCATACTCTCCCGCCATAATGCTTTCAAGAAATTTAGGAATATCTTTGTCAGGGATTTCGCGCAGCCGCTGTATAAACTTTAACCGCGTTTTATAGTTTAACGCTCTGTTGCGCTTTTCGTTAATCGCAGCGCGTTCCTCTTGCGCCACCCTTTCGTTGACCGCTTTCTTTAATTCAGCGTCCAGATCGACAACATTCTTGTCGGCTTGCAGCCGTTCTAAAATATCAACAACTTCGTCTTTCAGTTCCTTTGCTTGCTGTTCGTTTAAATTCGGCGCAGCTTGCCGGATGGTTGCAACGCAATTATCAAACGCCATTAAAACAGACCCGCTAGTATACACGCAGCGGCTTGCTTATATCCGTCGCCTGTTTGTTTTGTTTCTTCAATAATTTCGTCAGCCTCGCGCATGCTAACGTCAGAAGTGTCAACCGTGTCTCGCAACAACTCATCTTCCTCAAGTTCTGTTTTCAACCTATCCACGTCGGCAAGCGCGTCATCTATTTCAGTTTGCACAGTAGCTTCGTCAATCAAATCTGGTGTGTCGTCTAGGAACCGTTGGGCGGCTTCCATCGTTTGCCGTTCTTGAAAATCAAACACTCTGTTCTCTGGCGAATGCGAGCGCTGCACAGCAGCAGTGCCGTAGTCAATGTCAGGGACAACTCGGCTGTTAACAGGGCCAGAACCCTCTGTTGTTGACGTGTCAATCTGCGACATACGAACGCCGGGTAATTCTGTCGGTAAAACTATGTTTTTGCCGTCAGCTTCTATTGCTTTGATAAGATCTTTATCGGTTGTGTTTAAAATAAAAAATTCGTCACCGATCTTTGCAACTAAACTTTTTTCAATAACTTTATTGGTTTCTAAAATTTTCCTTGCGTTTTCGGCGTCACGTTTGCGTTGAAACGACAGATAACTGCCTTCAGGGGTTTGAGTAATAAGTTTTGTTGGAACCTCTATAGTAGTCTCACCGGCACTCTCTGCGGTGCGGGGTGGAGCATCAATACCCAGCCTATCAAGTTCCCGTTGCCCTAGTTCTAATTTGGGTTTTGCATCACCGTCAACGCCCTCAGAAACTCTAACCGTAAACGTCCCTGTTGCATCGCCGCCTAAAGTCACAGGGTCTAAAACATTTTCCACCCCGTCTGCAAAATCAATTTTCACTCCGCCTGTTGTTGGGTTGTAAACGCGCCCTAACGCTGTGCTGCTTTCCAAATCAGCACGCAGTATATAATCAACGCCTTGCACAACCCGGCCACTGGCCAATTGGCCAGTAGCGGCTGACATTGCAGAGTGCTTCGCTTCTGGTGAGGCAGCTTCAACCGCTTCGACAACTTGGCGTGCTGTTATAGGTGGTTTAAATCTGTCTTTAACAAAGCCGCCAGCGCCATGCAGCCCACCGCCTAGTATGGAACCAAACGCAAAGTTGGCAAAACTGTCATATAGATCGTAGTCCGCTTGCCGGTCTTGTGCGGCAAAATATACAATCGGTTCAACATACGCAGCACCGACTGCACCCTCTACGGCGCCCCGTTGTGCGCGGACAGAGAACCGGCCAAACTTAGAAGCAGTTTGAGATAGTTTTGCTGCAAAACGTGCATGGCCAAGAAATGGTATAAACGCCGATCCAATGTTTATTGGGTCTAGCAAAGAGCCAAACAACCCGCCGCCAAACGTTGCTGCTGATGTAACGACGCCTTCTTTGGCGTTTGCCAAAACAAGGTTACGGCTGATCTCTTCACGTTTGTAATCTATTAAAAGATCTAAGCTGGCGTCTGTCTCACCCTCTGCTGGTTTTAATTGACCCGTTAGGTTTGCTCTATCGATACGTTCTTCTTGTTCTACCGTGGCCAACACGCGGGACGTATCTGTATCCCTCGCGTTATTTAATTGAAAATATTTATAAATTGATGACGAAGGATTTTCGGCCCACGCCTCACGGCCAGCAGCGACAGCAGCATCTAGCGTTCCGTATTGTAAGTTGAGCGGCCCTTGCCGGGGCGTAATGTTTTGCGGAAACCGCTGCGCCATTATGGTCTACCCGCTATTTTGCCAGCGGTATCAACAGGACGTATACGCCTTTTTGTTCTTAGTTCTCTGCTTTTCTTTTTCATATACTCATTGTGCGCCTTGACCTCACCATCAAACGACACACTAATTGGTTTTTTGTTAGCATCTTGAATTAAACGCCCGGTAGCGTCAGTTAGGTTTGCCTTGGTGCCGTCTTGCGACATGATCCAAATGGCACTGCCAGAAGTAAGCAACGAACGCATTTTCTCTTGGGCAACTTCCTCCGTGTCACCTGCCCCAATAAGATTGTCAAATGGCTTTCTATAAAATTTTACATCAGGATTACGCTCAACCCACGTACGTAGTGCGGTTTGCACCCGGCTTGCATCAAACTCGCTTTGGTCTGCTCTGTCACTTTTAGCAACAATGCCGCGCAATCTTGGCAAGGAAACAACGAGATAGTTGTCACTAACAATGTCGTTGTAGGCTTTATCAACAGCCTTATCGACAGATAGACCTGATCGCATATAACCAAGCGCAATTAATTCAACAGCGTTGCGAGATGTGTTAGCCAAACCAACACCACGGTCTCCCGCTGCACTTGTTACGTCGTTCATTTTAGCCGTTAAAACTTTTGACAAATCAGCCGTGTCAACACTTTGCTTTAATTCTTGCGTCGTCGCTTGGCCCATCAAAGTAATAAGGCGGTCCTGCACGTCTTTATTATCAACCATCATTATGGTGGCAACGCGGTCATCTAATTTGGCGCCTGTTAGTTCGTTTAACAATCCGTCGAAATCGTCACCCATAACCTCGCGCAGCCTGTTAATTTCATTAACAACAGATTGCGGATTGTCTTCCATCCGTTTCGACAAGTCGCTGGCAATCGCTGTTACATACTGCTTTGGCAACAACCGTCTGTTGGCCTCTGGTATACCCAGCCGTTCGAATTCTGTTTGCCGCACTGCTGCAAAGTCTTCGTATGTTTCCGGGGTTTGATTGGCACCACTTTCCGCAAATTCCTGGTAGCGTTCACGCGCTGCGTTGCTTGATGATAAAATTGCTTGCGCGGGGTCTTTGCTTCGAAGTGTGTTGATTGCCTTTGCTGCTTTTACAACCATAGCTGCGTTGCTTTCACGCAATCTTTGGATTTTTTGTGTTGGCGCAGTTTCGGTTGCTGCTTCTCCCGCTTCTGCAACAATTTCTGTCTGCAGACTAGGGGCAGCACTTTGCAAAGCGATATTTGTTGATGCAATAGTAACTACTTCGTCGCGTATTTGTTTTAACTCTTCTGCTGCTTTTGGGTCTGCGACATTAGCTGCAATTGCTTCATCACTAATTGCTTCCTCTTGCGCTTCTGTCGGCGTGCCTGTTTTGCTTATAGCATTAAGGTTGCGTCTAAACTCGTCCGCATAATCAGCGCCACGTCTATCTAATATTGTTTTAATTCTTGCTACGCCGTCAGTCCGCTGCTTGAGATTTTGCAAAATTATTTCTGCGTTAGCGCCGGTAGAACCTTCCGTAGCGTCAGCTTCAAGGCTTTCTGCAATATCTAATAACGCTTGTGTTGATAAATTTTGATCTAGCTTGTTTCTCGTATCTTCATATCCAATTTGATCCTGAAATCGGTCACGTAAAACCATTGCTTTTTCTGTATCGTGCATGTTTGCAACAAGGCCATCTATAACTTCTCCACGCACTTTTTCACTTGTGTTTCCTCCCGCTTGGCTGATTTTGATAAGCATGTTTACTTTTTTTTGTATTTTTGTGTCATGCGCGTTTCTCTCAGCCCGACCTTGGCTTTCCAACTGCTTAATTTTTTGCTTTGCTTTGTTAGTTAAAGATGCGCGTTGTCTGCCAGTAAGGTGAATAAATTTATCTTCGCCTTCCTGTTCTTCTAACTGCCTTTTTAATTTTTGCGGGTTAGCGCCAATTAAAAACTCTGCCCGCGCAAGATCCGAGTTATTTAAAAATTCTCTATATTTCCTCTCACCATCATCAGCAGAAATTACACGGTTTGCATACGCTTGTTGAAGAAGTTCCCTAGCATCATCCATCCGCGCCATACGATCCTTAACAGTGTCGTCTGGTCTTATTGCATTAGCTAGTGCCGTTAAATTAGTAACAAGATTAGCCTCTAACTTTTGACGGCCACGAATAATGCCATCCTTCTGCACAGCGATTTGTGACCGTGCCACCATCTCACGGGCTGCACTGTCAAAAGAACGCTGGGCATTCATCGACAGACCGTTGCCCGCTTCTGCAATAATTGCTTCTGCTCGTTCGGCAAAGGTACTCATTGACCCTATGGGGTCTTCAGTTTGTAAATCTAATTCTAATTGTTGCAGCTTTAGTTGCGCGTTGACCCTGGCTTGATGCGCTGCATCGTCATCCGCTGCCTTTAATAGACCAAAGCCTACTTGTGCTAACTGATTACCAACACCAGCAACCGCCCGACCAATATTGTTTTGTTGCGATACACCTCGCGCACGCTGCACGCCTGACGTTGCTAAAGCGCGACTTTGGGATGTGTATGTGGGTATTCGTGCCATACTATGTCCTTAGAACGGGGTGTAGTAGCCCTGTTGGGCGAGCAATGGTAAGTTAGGTTGTTTTGCTGTGGGCATGCTCATACCAATGCGCCCAGCACCCGCTGCCAATGTTCCAGCGCCACTGATAAGGCCAGCGGTCATTGCCGCATTGCCTTGCGCCAAAAGACCACCAGCATTTGATCTGTCTTGTTGTGCGCCAATCATACTTGCGCGGCTTTGCACTTCGCCCTGGTGCAGTCTGTTCAAACGATCTAGCTCAAACTCTGCTGCCATGCCGCCAAGTACGTCTAAGGTTGTGCCTTCATTTATAACCACGCCGCTCTTAGCAAAGGACACTTGGCCCTGTGCCAATGCAACCTTGCGGCGGCGGTCAATGGTATCAGCATCCGCATCGGCAGCTTGTATCTGCATGATGGCATTGTTTTCGGAAACTTTGGCGTTGTAGTTAGCAAGCTGCGCTTGGTAGTTTGCATTCTGTTGGGCCATGCGGCCCTGATACACAGCACCGGCACCAGCTATTGCTGTACCAATAACGGCAATTGTGGTAGGTTCACACATAGTTACCCCGAATGCGTTATGATGCGCGTGATGATTGAAGACAACTCAAATGGCAACGGCTGGGCCTGTCTCACGCTAACTTGCCCTTCTGTCTCCCAAGAACCGTGGAACTGCACAGTCTTGTCGCCCGTAAACAACGGCGGTGATATATCCATTGGCGTGCTGCCAGCACGAAACTGAACTTCGTCAAAAGACGCTCCGTCAGGTGCAAACTCTGCACCCAACGTATCTAAAAATCTAAACGTTGTTTCAAAGACGCGCTTGGTGCGACCTTGTGCACTGCCATCGTCGCCACCTTGTTCTGGTCGTAGCGTCTTAACCGTCGATGTGTAGGGCAACCCAATCGTTGCCTTTAATACTGTTGGAGACAGCGACGATACTGCACCACTGGTTACAGCCTGGTTAGGGTAGACAGAACCATCACCTAACACACTTACCGTCTCACTTTCCAAATGGTCTAGGCCGGATATGCTCGATGCTGCTGTGCTGTCATAGGTCAATGCGCTATCTGCAAAAATGCAATTGATCTTGTTGCTGCCTCGCAGCGGATCAAACTTATTCGATAGCACTTCAACATAGCGCCGTGTCGTCCCGTTGACGGTACGTTGCACAGTTATCCATAGCTCGTCTTGATTATCGCCGGGTATGACGGTGATGCTTTCAACCTTAGCGTCTTGCCGCAAGAACTGTGTGGATGCACTTGATGCGTCAGTTAGTGTTATTGTTGCTTGCACTAGCGCCTGGTCTTTTGTCTCCGCTAGTTTAATCGTGTTGCTATCGACAACGTGAACAAAGTATTTTGTGCCGTCCGTTAGTCCACCGACAACCTCGCCACCGTTCGCGTCGTAGGTTACAGCGTCACCGGACGCATACCCGTGGCTGCTAATTGTTATCTGGTTACTGCCTACGCTGCTGGCTGAATTAAAACTTTTAGATATGTTGCCGCCGAGCACATGCTCATGCCACGCAACAACTTCCTGATCTCGCAAGTATGTTAGACCAGCTAAACGCCCATCGTCTCGTACAGACCAGACAATGCTGTCCGGTTCTTGCTGAAACGACATTTCTACAAGACCTTCGCCAGTCACATTCTCTGCAAGGATAGTAAGATCCGGCGACACAAAACTGTCTGTTGCTAGATCGAAAGACAACTCACGCAGTTTGCGCTGGTGAAACTGTATAAACAGCACGCGGCTGTCGATCCTAATTGGCCGCGTGGTGTGGCAACCCCGTGTGCCTTGTCTAACGACACGAACGTTTGAAGGCGTCACACCTTCCTGTTGTGTTGATGACGTAAGCGTAAATTCACCGCCAGCCGTTCCAACCGCCATCACAGCACCGGCACTTAGCCAACGAATGCTGTTGACCTCATCGGTTGCAATTGTGTTTACGATGGCGCCCGTATCTAACGCACTTGGGGCAAAGTTTTCAAACTCACCAGATCGAGAACCAAAGATAGTTTGAGGTTGTTCGGTGGTCCCGCCAAAAAATAGACGTTGCTCGAAGAACGCTACAGCAGACGGGTAGCCGGTTGTGCCAGAGAACGCACCCAACCGCCAATCTGTTTCAGCAGACGTGCCGCCAAAGTTTTTATTTACGTCAGCGTCAACGTTGGTTGTGCTGTTGATGTCAGTAATTGTTGCGTTGCCGTAAACAACGCCGCCGTCGTCTAGGTACTTCCATGTGACGCTGTTATCGACAATGTTCTCACCTTCGCCACTTGGCCCACCAGAACCGGCTGACGTTCCCGCTTTAACGCATTCATATACGTTGCCACTGTTGCGCCGCACGTCTCCCACGGAAAACGATGTGGACGCTGCCCATGCTGTTGCTTGGTGGCCGATACGAATAAGTCTGCCAACATCTGTTGATAGAAAACCGCTGCCACCATTGATGCCTGTAACAGCACTCGCGGCAATGGTAATGCCGGTGCCTGACACTGCACTGGGAGTGAGTGTGGTGGTTGTAACGTTATCTTCTAAATATGGCCCGTCCTCGAACGTGACCTCTGACAATGTAAAGTTTGTATGACCCGTGCGGCTTAATTTACGCGGAGCATATGACGGATGTGCGATATACATTACGTCCGCTGTTTGGGCATACTGCAACTGAAACAATTTAGCCGTTTCAAACGGCGTTGCTATTTCGTAAACGCGGGCTGCTGTTCCCGCGCTACTATACGTTGTGAAGCTGGATGTGTTGACGTTGGTGCCGTCTATATCTGTTAGCTCAAATGTATTGGTGGTTTTGTTGGCTACCTTAAAATATTTCCCGTTCACTTCCGTCATGCCAACAACTGAACTTATGAACACAACATCGTTGTCGCTGAACCCGTGGCTCGTGGCTGTAACTACGCCAGGATTGGCTTTTGTAATTGCGCTAATAGTTTTGTTGGCTTCTAAAATAGAGCCTTGGTCCTTAAAGAACCTAAAGTATTGGTTGCCCGCTTCTAGGCAATAGGCTTGTTCTGTGTTGAACCGGAACGGTATTAGCCGCGACTTTGCGCTGCTGGTTTTTGTTTCATTGATGAACTTCGTACCTGGACGCCGTGATATGCCGCCGTGTGGCAACACAACAAGGTTGGTTAGTTCCTCTGCACCATTGGCGTATTTGTTTAAATCAACACGGCCAAACAGGCGAGGGGATAGCTGCCCCGCTGTAAAGTTGGTTTGGATCGCAGTTACACGCGACATTTAACGGCTCTCCAGCCAATCAAGTTCGGTTGCCGGTTGCGCTTCCTGTGCGTCTACCCGGCGTGCTTCTGCTAACTTGGTCGTATACAACGTTTCCATATTCGACAGCACAGTCTGCGAAGCGGTGATTTCATAAGCAATGTCTGCTGCTAGACGCAGCGCAAAGGTTTCAGCAAACAGCGCATCAAATAGCGTTGGGTCTTCAACTTCACTTACATAAACAATGTTAAGGGGTGCCGCTGCGTTAGAGACGACCTTGCGGCCTTCGATGATCCAGTTTTCGGTTGTGTCTACTTCGACAACGCGAAGACAATCCGATGGCCATGTAAAAGCATTTGTATATTCATAGACAGGTGCCGTGGTGTCTGCTGCTAGTGCGACACGCTTTACGGCAAAATTCCACGGGTGGCCACGCAACACTTGGTTGCGAGATTGTTCGTACATGCGGTTGCACGCACGGGCCTCTTTCGTATCGTCGGCCAGCGACGTTATCGGCTGCGCTCCTAATAGTGTTAGGGCGCGGTTGGATATGGATACGAATGTGTTGGTAGCCATGTTTTAATCCTAAAAGAAAAGGGGCGGCTTGCGCCGCCCCGATCCGTTACGAAACGCAGTAGTGAATGATGAACGAAAGATCTCCTTCCGTTCCACCGGCTGCGGCCATCGTTATCGCAATGTAATAGTAACCTCCGGGATCTGTACTTGCCCCAGCGATTTCATACATTTTTTTGCCAACGGTGTTGATGTTGGATGCTTCATGGCGAACGTCTGCCATAGCACCCGCATCCGCAACCGTGGTTGCAAAAACGTCTTCGTCAACAACAACACCGGCTGTGGTGTAGATGCCGACATTGAAAGTGTTACTGCCACCAAGCGTGTCTGAACCCACGAAAATATGCGGAACAGTTGCATTACTTGGAATTGGAGCAAGCATGAGAATATCATTATCATCACTGTCTCCAGCAGCTACGACGATGGTTCCCTGAGCTACACGCATCACGCCATGTAGGTTGGCAACATCATTCATCGCGGGAGGGCTGGCTTCGAAGTTCGTAACCAGCGTTGAGTTAGCTGTACCCATTAATCAATCCTCCTTAGCTCGGATCGCATTCGATGTAGCCTACCAACTCTTCCTGCATCCTGGTGCTGCCTATTGCCATAGAAGCAAAGACTTGCTGGGAGTAGTTTTTGTCGGCACGTTCGCTGACGCGAACTTGTACATCTTGACCAACAGCCAGAACGATGCCGGGTTTGGCATAGAACAGAACTTTATGGTCAGCGTTGGCGTCAACACCAATGCGTTCTGTGCGGATGAAACTGAAGCCCAAGAAGGTTTCAACTTCGCCCTGTACCAACGCTTTAACGGTGTTGAAGTCACTGGATGTTACAGCGGTTTCGGCCAGCAGGTTTTTAAGCTGTTTGGCGTTGACGACACAGTAACGCTCGATCTCAGGATCAATGTCAGATGAATCCAAGACTTCCTTGGCTGCACGTAGCTTGGCTACGTTCAGGCCAACGTCGGAAGAACTGCCACCAACTTGCACGTCTACCGTATTGGCAGAAGAGTAAGATGTGCTGGTTGAACCATCGACGCCAGTGAAGGCAGTGCCATCAGCAGCGGCGATAATCTCATCATCCATCGCCCTTCCGAGGGCCATTGCGCTTTGCTCTGCGTAGGGACCGGCAGGATCAATAAGCATCCTGACCTTGTCTTCTTGGTCAATGAGATCTGCCCAATCATAATCCACAAGGCTTACGCGGCGCCTCGCATGTGGAACATCAAGTCTGGGAGTATCGGAGTGACGGCTGGTTCGTTTAGAAGCAACGGTGCTGCCCAACTGCTCGAAGTAAGCATTCTTGCCTGTGACTTGTTCTTGACGAACGCTTTCACGAAGGCGAGAACCCTTTTGCTGAACGAGATGTTCGACGTTACCTTTATACTGCTCAACGAAAGCCGTAGTTATTTGAACACTCATAGTGTTCTCCTTTACGGTTAAGTTAAAAGTAAGGTTAAGGTCAACGTGTTGTCGGGTATCCCGGCACGTCTACGTTTACAGTCGTCACTGCGTTGTCTTTCCAACTGTCTCGCGGGGGCGTGAACCTTGTCCGCTACGCTGCTTGATCAGGATGCGCGAACTCATAAAGTTGCGTAAGCCGATCATTTAGAACTTTGTTTTCTGGACTTGTTTTATCCATCAAAGCTGGATTGGCACGGATGCGGGATATCTCTGCCCGTGCATCTTCTGGCGTCATACCAAAAGACCCGGACACTTCTGCATCCTTAAATTGCTGCCCGGAACTTAGCTCGGCGCCAACTTTTGCAAACGCACGAACCATTTCCGGGTGGTTGCCCAAGCCGCTCTCATTAAGCAAGTCCACTAATGTGTCTGAACCGAAAGCACGAACGGCACGACGGGCTAACCCAACCTTCTCATCGAAGGAATTGCCGTACTCTTTCTTTAGTTCGTTGCCCCATTCTTCGAAAGCACGTTGCTGGTCAAGTGCCATGTCTTTCTCTTGACCAATTGCCCGCTCAACAAACGCATCGTGTAAACGCTGCGCCATATGCGCTGGCACCTTTGCTTCGTGTGCCTTCTCTCTAAACCACGCTGACATATCTTGGTTATAGTTTTCGTAGCCTTGCGGAACAGCTAACTCATATCCTTCAGCCGTTTCCGGCGCACCAAGTTTATCCCAGCCTTCCCATTGGCTAATGTCCTGACCTTCAACCGGCAACGGTATGCGGTCTGTACCAATCTGGCGTTCTAGGTTGACGTAGCTTTTGACCACATCGTCGGTGGTCTGCCAGCCTTTGTTCTCTACAAAACCACGATGCTCATCCGACACCCATTCCGGGGTTGTCAGACTTGTTGTGGCTTGTGCAGCTTGTACATCTTGTACACTTGTTTCGCTAACGGCGCCCCCTTCAACAGGGTTGCCCGCATCAGCGGACCCTTGCTCTTCTTCACTCATCAATAACTCCAATTCCTATTTTCATGACTTGCTCGTCATCCAGGCCAAGGAACGAGATGATGCGACGTACCATGTCACGCGTTCCCTCCAGATGTTGAACCTCTTCCGGTGCGCGTACTCCTGTGACTTGGAACAACCCACTAGCCTTCATCATGTCACGCAGCACCACTTGTCCTTCCGGCACATTCATAAAGATGTGGCGGTAGGATTCGACCAACTGTTTTTGAGTGGTCACTGTTGGGCGGCTTGACTGATTTGGCTAATCTTTAACGCCGCGTCAGCAGCTTGCGGTGCTGCTTGTACGGCTTGCTGTAATTGTTGCTGTTGTGCTCGGCCCTGGCGTACTTGTTGTATCTGCTCCTGATCGTTCAGGATGCTTTGCGGTACACCGTTTACGTCGGCCAAGACCCGCGTGATTTCGTCAAAGTTAAAGTTGTCCATCACAGACGGATCTACCGCTGCAATGGGTTGAACCATTTCCAGTGTTCTCAAAATTCCAACTCCCTCTTCTGATTTCATCGCACGCGAAAGCGGCGACACATACTCCACTTGGTATTCCTGTCCTTGTAATATCTCTGGCACTTCAGGCAACAATCCTTGGCGTGCGAGAATGCCTAGCTCTCTCTCAATCAACGGCCCTAGCGTTTCTGATTGTTGGCGCCCAACAGTTGGTGCTAACAACGCGCCTTTCTCTTGCGCCCGCTGCAACACTTCCGTTGCAGTCATTGCCGGAGAATCAACAAGGATCTGAAATAAAGTCACGAGGAAAGCATCGTTAATAGTACGGCGCCGTCGCTCCATCATGTCTTCGCCAATGTCAGGACGGCCACCTGTATTAAGTGGCTGTATGGGCGCCTGTGTTCTGCCATCCAACCGGGCAAACGTTGCGCCGCCAGCCCGCGTGTTGACGGGCAGTATGACGCCGTCATCAGCTATAAGCAGGGGCGGGTCTACAACCTTTTCACCAGCGCGGATAACCACGCGGGACATGGCCTGTAACATCTTGATGTCAGGAAGCACCAGCATCGCTGGAGATCGACCATATGTTTCACGTGGGCCAGTGACGTAGCGGCTAATGATGTAAGGGAAATCTTCGTAGCCGCCTTCTTCTATAACATTCTTAGTTTTCGTTTCGTAGTACGCCGACCCAAACTCCATGTTGATGCGGTCGCTCATAGATACGTCGCGGTCTGTGCGCGGCGCCACAACATGCAACAACTCAACGCGCTCATCAGGATTGTCGTTGGCTTTGTCGAGCACTTCCTTGCTGATGTCTTCGTCGTTAAACATCAACGCAACTTGTCGCGCCGTGCAATCCATTTTTCGGTACACGGTATCAATGATGCCGTGTTCGTTCTCTGCGATAAACATATCCGACAAGTGAACAGCGCGGTAACGGAAGCCTTCGTCAAACTTCTCATCAACAAACATGCCGCCCGTGCCGAATGCGCCTAACGACAAATACCCTTCGTGCATTTGTGATGCGAAGTTGGCGCGGGGGGCGTAGCGATAGTGAAACAGTGCGTTCTCTACAGCGTCAAACCATGCGGCGACCTCTGGTACGCGGGACAATTCTGGGTCACTGGTGCGAAGCGTGTGCCACCTTGCGCCACGCGGCGTCAGTAAACTCTCAACAGCAGCGGCAAACCGTTCGAGTGCAAGCGCACTGGTGGCGTCATACATCTTGTCGGTGCGCTTATCGCCAGGGGTGCGGTTGCCAGTGAACTCAGAAGAACGCGGCAGCACTCTTTCTGCAATCTCTTCCCAGGTGCTTTCCCATGTTCCGCGCTTACTCTTCATCCGCTCGTAGCGTTTAAAGATCGCGTCTGTGTCTTGAAAGTCCATTAGACCCCCAGCATTGTTGTTTTCTGTATCGCGCCAACATCAGTGTTGCGCGGGACGCCCTGCATAATCGTGCGCCCTTGATATGTACCGCCGCCGGTCGTGGACATTGCAGAACGTTGGGCCTTGTCTAACCGTGCGCCCATAGAACTCTGCGCTGGTTTAGCCCCGCCGCTCTGCATCTGGTTGTACATCTGTTGTGTACACATCACTTTTTCTTAGTGACTTTCTTCATTGGTTTTTTCTTAGGTGGACGACCGACCTTGCTTCCGTAAGTACCGCGACCTTTTGGCATATCTACTTCCTCTTCTTTGCTGTCTTCTTGGATTGTTTAAACGCCTTGGCTGTTGGCGCACCCTTAGTGCCTGGTTTACGCATGCGCTCACCAGAACCAGCAGCTATTCTTTTTCTCTTTGCATGAATGTTGGCATAGAGGCCGGGACGCTTTGCCATACTACCCTCCTAACAAATTACGCATGCCAAGGTTGGCTTCTTCAGTGACGCCTTCGCCACCTGTCAACAATGTTGGTGCGCGGCCACGCGCAAGTATGTTGCGACGCCGTGCGCTGCGTTGTGCTGCCGTCATTTCTGGATCATCCCGCGTTGGCGGGGCAGGGGGCGGGGGTGGTGCAACAGGGGGCGGTGGTGGAGTTGTAT